TCAAGGATTGCTGATGTAAAACCTAAGCCACGAAGTGCTGCTTTAAGAACATCAATATTAGTTGTCGGAGCACCTGATGCAATTGTTGATGAATTGGTAACTATTGGATTTCCATTGGCATCAAAACTTCCGCCACCGCCACCGCCACCGCCACCACCGCCACCAGTATTCGTTACATACTTGTACTTACGCCATACTCCACCATAGTTAGCCCAGTAGTTTCCTTCGCCTGGGTCTTCGGTTGGCATGGGGTTATCTGGATTATTTCCAGACTGTGTTAGAACTCGTGCTGCACTGATTTTATCAGCGCGACCTTGTTGGTAAGCAGAAAGTTCTTCTGGGGTAAACTGGTTAAGTCTAACTGATGCTCCAGTGTTGCCTGCTTCATAAGCAAGGGTTACTTTGTCAACTTCAAGGTCTGTGCCAGCCTGTGCAACAGCAGTATTAATATCTGTTTCACTTACTTGACTTGTATCAGTTGGAGTGCCGCTTACGCGAGGAGCACCCTCTGCATCATCAATAAACATAAAGTCTGGGTTAATAGTAAATGGCATTATGCACGTCCCAACTTGCTCTTTAGACTCTGGGTTAAGTCAACAGCCTCATTGACAGCCTTTGCTGTCTTACCATAATCAGGGTGATTCATAATCATTTGATTTATCTCATATGCGTTAGGCATGCGGTATACACCTTTATCATCTTTAAAGTTAGCAGCCTGTAATATAAATGGGTCATCTTGAGTGAAATTCTTTTCAAGCGCTGTTCCAAATGTTTCCATAAGTGGCTTGAGGTAAGTAGAAGCATCTTCTCCTGCATTGATATATTCAGCAATGCCCATGTACTTAGCAGCAGTCTGCTTGCGTATTGTATTCTGGTACTGAGCAACATATTCAGTTGCAGCCTTAGCATCGGTGCTGGAAAGTACATTCTTAATAAGTGGAGATATGGCTGCAAGGTCTGGAATCTTGTTATAGTTAGCCTTGTTAAAGGCTACAATGCTATCGTATAGAGTTTTGGCAGAACCACCCAGGTTATCTACATTCCAAGAAACATTTGGATTATTTGATACTAAGAAGTCTGCAAGGAATTGCTGTTGTTCTTCTTGAGTAAATCCTTGACCCTGGCTTGTAGAGGTACCAGTAATAACATCAGTATAACGATATACGCCATTTTTGTCTTTAGCAATTGCTGAATAAACCTTGTTACCAAACTTGTCAATTTTTTGCTCTTTAGTTTTTGGGTCAATAACTGGCTTGCTTTTCTTATCGTAGATAGGAGCCTTTTCAGTGGTTGTCTTTGTTGTTGTAGGCTGGTCTTGTTCTTTGACCTGAGCATTCCAAGCATCCTGAAACTTCTTATCTAATTCAGCAGATGGGTTCTGGCCCCATGTTGTGAAGTAAGAATCACTGTAATATTCACGAGCATCGCCAAGGTCCTTGAACTGTAATGCTGTTTGAATCTGCTTAGCATAACGAGTTGTAGTATCTGGCTGCTTTACTGCTTCACCCTTAGCCCCTGATGTGTATGACTCAAGGAAAGTAAATGGGTCAGTATTCATGCCTACTGCAGCAGCAACAACCTTGTCTAAAGCAGAGGCTGTTGTTAATGAAGACTTGCTCAACTTGGACTTTGTAAGCAGGTCATTAATGTAATCAAACTGATTCTTATAACCTGTAGGACCAGCAGTGTTATTTAATGCACGGTTAAGGTTCTGATAAGCCTGTGACTTTGCTAGTGGGTCTGTTGCAAATGCAAACTTGTAGAACAGGTTTTCTGGGTCAGCCCAGATATTAGGAGCGTTAAGGTTGCCTGTGCCCTGAACATTTGACATCTGAGCAAATGCGGTAGGACGAGAAGCCGATGCTGCACGGGCTTCATCTGCACTCTTATATACCATTACTTACTCTCCTTTAATATGCCAGCAAATACTCCATAATACATACGAGTAAATTCAGGATTTTCTGTCATTAATCTTTCTCCTAATGTAACAAGTTCATTACGCATAAGTGTTGGAAGTCCACCCTTAGATGAAAGTTCTGCGTAGTTACTTACTTTGATTGTATTAAGAGAGTCTTTAAACTTTTTAAACACTGGATAAAACTCTGCAATTTGCTTGTATACTGGTGATGTCTGCATAGCAGGGTCTTCCAAAGCCTTTTCAAGCACCGCAATACGAGCATCTGAGATGCCTGTAACAAGGTTATCTACTGGCTTGGCTCCACCAAACTGCTTATCTAAAGTAGCAATTTGCTCTGCATACCAGTCTCCTGTGTATAGGCCAGCAATCTGTTTTTCAGCAATCTGGCTCTTAAGCATTGCATAGACCATACCCTCTGACTCCTGCATGATTTCAGCAGTAGACATCTTACGACGAGCACCAGTCTTAACTTGCCAGTTGTAGTACTTCTGTGAATACTCTCCACCTGGGAAGAAGAAAGGAATTACGTCCTCACTAGGACGAGCATACTTATCGTTAGAACCTGGGTTGTTATTCAAGAAAGTCCAAGCATCAGTCATACCAGTAGAACCTGGTGTGGTTCCGCTAACTGCAACTAAAAGATTATTGGCACCAAACTGCTCAGCAAACTTTGCAACTGCTGTGCCTTGGTCTCCAGGATATCTATCCTTTAAAGTCTTTAGATGCTTATAAAGCATTGTCATAGTCATAAAGTTTTGCTTATTTTCAGGATTCTTAATCTTAACTAGAACCTCATCAATAGGAACTGATGGACTGATAGACTGTAATATTCCACCAAATACGCCAGACCATTTAGCAATAGATGTAGCATCATTAAATAACTTAATACGTGATTTATCATCAGCAAGCGGATTGTCTCCATAATCACCAGTTGATGCTAAGTATGAAGCCCAGTCTTTAACTCCGCGCAATGTAGTTGCATCGTTGCCTAGGATTGCAGCAGTTGTCTTCTTAAACCATGCTGGAAAGATAATATCTCCTGCGGTTTTAGGTTCACCAAATGGCGTAATAATGTCACGAACAATGTCATCTACTGGACCAAAAGCAGAACCTCTACCAGTAAGTTCGTATGCACTCACCATTGCAGGTCCAAGTCCAGGAGCAAGTGGGTTCAAAGAACCGAATGCAAGGTTAAGAGACTCTACAGGTGTTGCAATCTGTAAAGCATCCTTCATATTAAGGTTGCGACCAGCAAGTGCACCAAGTACACTACCAACAATAGGCATCTTAAAACGCAGTTGCTGTGCTTGTTCGTCTTTATAAAGGAATCCTTGGTTATCATCATATGTCATACCAGTGGTATCATAGATAACGTTTGTACCCTCTTTAGTAAGAGCATCAAATGCTTTACCAAACTTGTAGATAGGTACTGGGTTAGACCAAGTAAGTTGACCCCACTTGTTAAGAGTATTGTAATGTGCTTGTGCGAATGGTGCTACCAAACGCATTGAATTAGCCCACTGCTTTTGCTTTGCTGCATCATAGAATAGGTTCTTAACGTATTCAGAAGCATGGTCTGCAGCGATACCATCAAGAGTTTTAAGTGATGCTCCGCCAACATGTACATAATCAGGATTAGCAAGACGCTTTTTAACAGTAGAATTAATAACACGTAGTCCACCAGGAAGGCGACCAATAATCTTACGCCCACCCTTTGAAGTAGGAGCAAACGCCTTATTAGCATTCTTTAGAAGAATTTTAAGGTCAGCAGTATCTAACATATCTGCATAACTTGCAATGTAATCCCAGTATGAAGCATCAAACTCAGGACCAAAGTTCATCTTGCTTTCGCCACGTGCTGCAAGGTTAAAGAACCAGTCAGTAAATTCTTTACCCTTCTTGACTACACCTTCACCAATAGATTTTTCAACCACATTAGTTACTACAGAACCAGTCAATTGGTCAGGCTTAAAGATTGCTGCAACTTGTGCATTATATGACTTCTCCGCAGCAAGAACTTGCTCTGTTGTCAATCCCTTGATACGGTAAGGGGTTTTAATCTTTGCAACCTTGCCATTAGCACCTGTAATCAATGCTTCTCCGTCACGGATTAGGTCAATGATTGCATTACGTTGTGCACCCTGTCCAGCAACAGTATTAAGTTGCCCTGCATAACTAGATGGTTGACTTTCATCAAATAACCAAACAAGGATGTTATCCTTATTCATGTTCTCTTTGACAATCCCAGGACCTGTTTCTAGACCTGGGTTCTTAAGAAGAACTTCACGCATGCCTTCATTGTTATCATAAATAGCAGATACAAATTCTTTTAACTTGTTTCCTGGTTCATCAAATGTATTGATTAGATTATCAATGTATTCTATCTTAGCCTCTGGTGTTCCTTTTTCAAGGACACGAATAACATCAGGGAAGAAACGGTCTGCAGAGAAACTATTAACAGTCCAAGCAAGTCCGTTAAGGAAGTCTGGATGCTCTGTACCAACTGCTTGGTATGCTTTAAACATGTTTGCTTTACGTCCAGAACTGCCATAGTCACCAACAGATGTACCACGCATAAGTCCACGACGAGCAATAATAGATGCAGATAGTTCTACCTCAGCATCAGTTGATTTAACCCAATCACCTAGTGCATTAACGCCATATCTAGAACGCTGAGCAAGAGCCTTTTGGAAAGTATTGCCTTCTGGATTAGCCATAACCATAGAGATAAATCCAATTGGACTATTAAATATGCTGTTGTGGCCTGAGAAGAACTGACGCATCTGCATTTCTGCAATGTTACGGAATACGTATGATGCACGACCAACCAACTGTGCTGTACGCCACAGGTCGTTAGTTTCTTCTAAAAGAATTTTTGCTGACTTTACTTTGCCATATAGAGGCAAGTTAGTCTTGTGCTTAATGACTGACTCTGCAACTCTGCGCGAATCAGGAAGGTTAATTACATCACTTGCTAGTTGGAACTCTAAGATACCCTTTTCAAGACGAATGTCTTTATCGCCTGCTTTGAGCACTGCACCACCAGCATTATTTACAGATAGGTCAGCAGCGTATGACTTAAGGATTGCTTCCTCTTTGCCGTTAATCTTAGCAACAGCCTTGAGTTCGTCAAGGTCTTTTACATCAAGTCCTAATGTACGACCTACTTCTTCCATCATTTTACCGATGCCAGTTGCTACTGCCTTGCCACGTTCAGCGTTAGTTGCAGCCTTAAAGATAGCCTGTTGTGTTTCAGTAATAATCTTTTCCTGGGTATTCTTGCCAAGGATACGCTTAATGCCTACAGAACTCATCCAGTCTTCTACACCATTGTTAAGTGCAGTCAAGTCATTGAGGTTAAGGGCAGTAGAGCGAATATAGAAACGACCAAAAGCCTTGTTAATGTTCTCTGCATAGCGAACTGCATTAAGATTAACACCAGGAACCATGCGAGCAACAGGATTAGTTGCAATCTTTACACCTGCAGATAGGGATTGCTTAATCTTAACAGGGTCTCCACCTGGTACAAATTGGTTCAAGAATACCTTGAATACATCATCTGCGTTCTGTGCAACAGTCAATTCATTAATCATATTATCGTCTAACTTGCGATTAAACAAGCGACGAAGACGAATAGGGTCTGTTTCCTTTGCGATTAACTCAGCAATAGGTTGAAACTGACGACCAAAGATAAACTTAAGCGCCTTCTCGGCATTGGGAGTATCTAGAACTTCACCCATGAAGTTATCTGTAACACCAATTTGAGCCATGATTGACTCTTTAAACACGTTATTATTGGCAATATCTAATTCAAGATTAAGTAGTTTCTTAATGCCAGCATTTGATGGGTCTTGAATAAGTTCTTTAAGGATTTCTGGGTCTCCATGCGCCTTTTCGCGCAACATGTTAAACCAATTTTCTTTATCCTTTAAATCAATAGTCTTATTAAGAGTATCGTCTAATTCGTTTTGTAGGCGTGCTAGTTCTTCTTTTGAACCCTTAACTGAATCAAGAAGTTTAAGTACGTTAGGACCCAGGTTAGTAGGGTCAAGAACCTCTGCAGCAGCATTACCAAACTCTGCATTCTTAGCAGCAAGACGTTGAGTATTAGTTACTACAACCCCACCAGTCTTGCCATAAATTGAACGAATGTTTGTAAATCCGTCTACTTTCCAAACCTTTTGTACTAAGTCAGAAACCTTAGCCATGACAGCAGGATTGCCATACTGTGCAATCTCACCAATAAGGGAACCTAGAGTCTTTCCTGCAACTAATTCATCGCCTGTTGAGAATAATGTGCCTACAAAACCATCAAGGTTAGCAGTCTCTTCGCGTAATTTAGTTGATAGTTCGTTTATAATGCGGAACTCAGCCTCTGGAGCGTTCTTAGCCATCTTGTCTAGTTCATCTGCAAACTTAGCACGACGTAGATTCTCTGCAATGCGCACTTTCTCAGGTGCATTTACAAATGTATCTGCCATATCTAAAAGATTAAGTTCTTTACCAGCCTTAAGTGTAACTGCAAACTCATCTAGAGCATGAACTCCTACAGAAATTGCTCCAAGGCGTGGTGTTTCATCCATAATGATGAATCCATCAAAGAATCCGCCAGTATTTTTCATATCAGCACTAAGAAGGCCAATAGCCTTAGTTAATTCACCAGTCTGAACTGTAGGATTTTCTACAAACCACTTAGCAAGTGCGTTAGGAGATAGAGTTGCATCTGCTGCTTTATCTACACCCTCCCAAGCATAAATATCTTTAGAGGTATTAAGCAGTTTATTGTAAGTTCTGACCTGAGTATTAGTAATTTCAGTTTCTTTAGAAATAATCTCTTGCTCTTTTTTCTTGTACTTAGAAGCATAACGCTTGTAAGGACTTGAAATTTTCTTTGTTAACTGGTCACGAACAACTTGATTTGTCTTTTCAAGTTCATCAAGAGACTCTTTAGCCATGACGTCAAAGCCAGCCTTATTAACCTGTGCTAATTCTTTAGAAAGTTCGGTTGCTTTCTTACCTTGAGTTAGAATCTTGCCAACAGCGCCAGGTCCAAACCAAATTGATGGGTCTGCAGCCACATTGAGAACAGCATCAACAATGCCAGAAGACACGTGATAAGCATTGCTATTGGGATTCATGCCAATGCCATTGAAAATGCTGCGACCAATGGTGAAAGACTCGCCATTAATTTGACCATACTTGCCCATAGCCTTAGCCTGTGCTTTGCCAACCTTAGTTTCAGGTGCTACAAAGAAACCTGAGCCAGTTCCAGAGTTTGCACTACGTACAATTTGTCCAAGTTGTGTGCTTTCTCCGAAGAATCCGCCAGAAAGGTCTTTAACTAATTGTCCACCTGCACCTGCTTCTCCTCGTGACATGGCAACAACGTCGCGCACAAGAGTAGTGGTTGCATCATAAGGAGAACGAAGTCCTGCAAAAAGTAAACGAGTAGCGCCCTTGAATGGGTCATAGACTGCTTCTTTAAATGCATTCTGTACAGAACCTAAGATGCCACGGTCAGCCTTAACAGTAGTTTTAATTTTATCAACTGCTGCTGTATCTGCTTTAAGTGCAGCAAGACCATCAATGGTAGTAATTCTATCAAGCCCAGGAGTATTGGCATCTAATCCTTGACGGACCATTGACATAACAAGGTCTTTACTCATACCAGGATATTTATTGGAAATAGCGTTAAAGTTTGAGTATGTTTGTCCTGTTAATGAGCCCATTTGGACTGCCATTAAACGCTGTGCTGGTGTAAAAACTTCTGCCATTACTCGGCTTCCATCTCGTTGTACGCTTCAACCATCATCAACAACTGACGAGAGCCAGGATTTGCTTTAGCCATAGCGCGAACAAAGATAGAATCAGGATTTGGTGCATTTACAGTAGGTGGTTGTGCACTATCATCACGGCCACCACCGTATCTTGCTCCATCTGAAAGAGGAACTCCATTACGTCCAGAACCAGGTGCAAATGCATTTTCTGTAGGAATAGAAGATATCTGAGAAGGTTGTGATATAGTTATATTTGGCGTAGGAACATCAGTAGATGCTCCGCCAGCAATTGATTCTAAATCTGCACGTGAACTATATGGTCCACCAGATGCATTTTGCATTTTTGCATCGCGTTGTACACGCGCTACACGCTCAGAGAGGTTTTTATCAGTACGAGAAGCATTTGCTCCCACACCTGAGACTGTTTCTTTAATAGCCATTAGTCTTCATCCTCATCTAAGTGTTTTCTAATATCATCAGGTTTTATTTCTGTTTGCATCCAGTCAGGATACGCTTGCTTTGCAGAAAGAATATACAAAGCATTATCAACTGTAAATCCTGCCTTACGCAAAGACTTATAAAATTCATGTAACTCAATGGCATATTGGTCTAGTTTTGAGTAGTCTTCATCAACTAGTTGCTTCTTTCTTGTAGCCATTTTACCCCCCTAAGCCTGCTAACATTGTTGCTAAATCTGCTGGTGCTCCCTGTTGTTGAGGGGCCCCGCCAGAAGGTTGACCAGGAGCCGCTGGGGACGGGGGCGCTTGCTCAACTGGGCCTTGTGAACCTGGCGGAGCCATCTCTGGCTGAGTTGGTTGTTGAGGTGCTTCCACCTTAAACACGGCCAACGCAGCAGCCTCTATGCTCTCCCCTTTACGACGACGTTCAATAACGTCGGCAATATTCTGGATTAACTTAGATGGGTCCTGACCTTGTGCAACCATTGCTGGAATCGCTTGTGCGCTTGCAGTAATAGATGCTGTAAGGTTTTCGCGCATTTTTTCAATTTCAATTCTTTGTTCTTCCATAGTAACGTTAACGCTCCATGGCAATTCACGACGGATGAAATCCTTTGATACTAAATCTGCACCTAGTGCTTGAAGAGAAAAAATGAGAGCGCGTGAAGGGTCTAATCCAGCCATCAAGCCATATCGGACTTCTACCGAAGTATCACCCTTAATGTCCTTGCCTGGCATGTACTTTAACTCGTACGGCGTACCTTGCGCTGTGCCTCTAACATTTTTTTCGCTATTGAAAAGGAGTTCATCCATTTCAAAACACATTTTAATAACATCTTCCAACACCTCAGCAATGACTGTTTGACCAGCCTTAATCTGAGAGTCGAAAGCGCCAAGAAGTGCCTGAACACCTTGACCAGTGATAACACTTGCGTCAATGTTTCCAGTTCTACCCTCAGGATATCGAGCACCAAGTCTTAATTCTGATTGGAGTGCTGATTGCTCCTGGAAAGTAGCAGCGGGAATATCCAAACGGACACGCCCAACACCATTAGGATTTGTAGTACGGATGATTGCATCTGGGCCCATAGGCATATCAAGTACATCATCAGGTACTACAAGTGGAGCCTGGATTGACTTTTCAGCCGCTTCCATGGCTAGGTTTGCAAAACGAGCACGGGCAAGTTGTACGAATACAACATCATCAAACTGTCCGCGAGGTTTTCCGTCCAATGAAGGACGCTCTGCAATTACTACAGTCATCTTACCCATAGGATTTTTTGCAGATGATAAAATTAAGTCTTTGCGTGATGGAACATAAAGAACAATTGAATCTTTATCCATATAGCGGATAATTTCAATTTCTTGGTTCATATTCTGGTCCCAGCCAAATTGACCTAGGATTGCTCCAGTGTATTCAGGGAACTCATTAACAAGTTCACCAATAGTCTTATTGTAACGCTTTGCATAGCAAACAAGACGACCAAAACGGTCACGCTCATAATAGACACCAGTTGGGTCTTCAACTCGAATACGAGGAAGGTCTGCATCCCAATCTGGTTCTACGTGGATAGGCAAGAAACCATAGGAGAAGTACTGGTCTGAACCTGGATACATCTGAGTCTGTAAGCGTGAATGATAAACATAATTGTTAGCAATCATGCTGCGCTTATCAGCAAACATACGAGCACGGTCAGATGTTACGTTAGTTGTAGAGCAGTTAATCGAAGGAAGTGGTGCAAGTACTTCTGCTAGGTCGCGTGCTGCGACGTCAATAAAGTTTGCAACCATGGCATGAGGCATACCATCTGGAAACATGTCGGGAAATATCTCGACCATCTTTCCAGCGCGCACAAGGCTGATGTTGGCCATTTTGGTATCGCGCTCTGCAGCACGATGTTTCATAGCCTCAACGCGACGCGCGATAAGTTTAATGTCTGCCATTGTTATCCTAACGATTGATTAAAAAATTACTTATTCTTTGGTAAGCCAAAAAGTCCTACGCCACCACCACGAACTCTAACTACCTTTGCTTTAGTACCGCTATTTCTCATTTCAACACGTGCTGCTTCTCTTTTAGCAAGAGCGCCAGACTTAGTAACTGTTGTGCGAGTAGTTTCCATAGCATTTAACGCTTTACGGTGTAAGTCAGGTGTTGATGCTACAACTTTTACAGATTTAGGCTTTACTTTTATTTTTTCATTAACTACTTTAATTGGTTTTGATGATGCCATGATATCTCCTACTCGTATTGGGCGAATTCGTAATCGTTAAGGTTTACCACATAACGAGTACTTTGTTGTTTTGCCGTGGCCCACTTGTTAGGGATATGGCTTTGATTGATTCTTGTACTGCCAATTACTTCTCTTGCTCGCAGTTCACAGAACCATAGAGCCATTACGCAGTCTGTCTTGCCTTTAGTATCTGGCTTCCAAGTAATCAATTGTTGGATTAAAGCCTTGATACCTTCTGAACCTTCTTGAGAAGGTAGTTCCATCAGGTTGTCATCTTGGTGTGCGTTAGTACGCATAGTGCCAAAGAGTCCTGACATGGCAGCAACACCGAATCCTACGTCCCATTTGTTTTTGCCTGTGAACTGGCTAGAGAATCTAACACCAGTAGAGGCAAGGAACTGACGCAAGTTATCATCCAAAGCATATGCTTTCTGATGTGCGTTAGTCTCAATACGTAATTCATTAGGACGATACTTAT